CTGAAACTGTAGCATCAATACCTTCTCCAGCGGTAACTGTTAAAGTATCTCCTAAAGCCACAGATTGTGTTGAACTCCCATCACTCAATGTAAATGCAGAATTAGCTAATTTAGAATTAGCAATTGAACCTGCAAGTTGAGTATTTGAAACTCCGCCAGATTTAATTGTAACTGCACCAGATGAGACTCCAAAATCAGCTGAAGCAAAACTTGCTATACCTTTAGCAGAAGTTGTAGCATCATCGGCATTTATAGTATTACCTGACTTAGTTAAACCTGTGCCTGCTGTAATTTGACCAGCGCCTGAGAATTGACTAAATGCTAAAGATGTAGATCCTAATGTTATTGAGCCTGTATTTGTTAAAACAAATCCTAGATTAGCATTTGCAGTTCCTTCTTCTACAAAAGTAAATGCTCCACCTGTAACTTCAGAATTAGCATCGAAATCTGTAGCTCTTGTTGGTGCACCTGAACTGTTAACTGTATAGATACCATTTTCAGATCCTGTACTTTGGTCCTTGATAAGTATTCTATCATTAGTTGATAATGAAACACCATCTACAGTTTGACCGTTAGCATAAGCAGAAGATAATGTACCGTTTCCTGTTGTTGCTACTCTTACTGATTTCTTAACATCTAAACCACTAGCAACTCCATCAACATATTGTTTTGTTGCAGCATGTAAATTATTTGTAGGATCACCATCTAATGTTAATTTATCAGATAATGTTCCACCTGTCAAATTTAATTTTAAAGCTAAAGCATCATATACAGCATTCTGTGAAGGAGCAACATCAGTTGTTCCATTATTGATTGCATCCGCAACTGCAGCTGATTTTGCTCTAGCGTTTGTAAAGTATAGATTAGAAGAATGTTCTGATATAGTTTGTGTGGTTATACTAATGTCACCTGTACCATCGAATGATACACCTGCGATACTTCTAGCAGTTTCTAATGCTGTCGCTGTTGCTGCATTACCTGTTGTACTTTGGTTTAATGTACCTACAACTAAGTCAATAGTTCCATCAGCATCTTGGTAAGTAGCAGTAATTCCTGTTTCAGTATTTCCACTAAACATTCCTCCAACAAGATCTTGTATATTTTCAGAATCAATATTTAATGTAACATCACCACTTGCTCCACCATTAAGTAAACCTTTACCTGCTACAACTGAAGTAATGTCTCCACCACCTCCAGCTCCAGCAGCTGTAAACGTAATCGTATCTCCAGAAGCGTTTGTAGTGATAGTCATATTACTACCGGCAGCAAATGTTAATGTATCTGTGGCTCCATCAGCAACAACATCATCTTGTCCTGATACTGAAATTGTTTTGAATGCTTCAGTAACTGTTCCACCACCATCGGCGGCTGGAGCCCATTCTGATCCTGACCATTTTAATATTTGATTTGTAGATGGAGATGTACTACTTACATTTGATAAGTTTTCTATAGGAATTGCAATATCACCAGTACCATCAAAAGAAACTCCAGCAATACTTCTTGCGGTTTCTAATGCTGTAGCTGTTGCTGCGTTACCTGTTGTACTCTGATTTAATGTCTTAATTGATACAGCTCCAGATGAAACTGTAAAATGACTATTATTAAAACTCGCGACACCTTTGTTAGATGTAGTAGCATCTTCTGCTGAAATAGTAAGAGTGTCGGTTGAAGAAACTACCGCATCTATACCTTCACCAGCAGTAAATGTTAATGTATCACCTAAAGCAACCGACTGTGTATTACTTCCGTCTGTAATTGTAAATGACGCATTTGCTAATTTAGCATTTGCTATTGAACCAGCTAATTGAGCATTTGTAATTGTACCAGATAATGAACTTGTAGGATAATTAGTAGCATCGGATAAGTCAAAGGCTGGAGTTGCATCAGTAGCTCCTAGTGCTAAGGATACTCCACCGTAACTTACAGTAGAGTTTGCTAATTTAGCGTTAGCAATTGAACCTGCCAATTGCGCATTACTTACACCACCAGATTTTATTGTTACCGCTCCAGATGAAACATCGAAGTCAGCTGATGCAAATGATGCTATACCTTTATTAGAACTTGTAGCGTCTTCCCCAGATATAACATTACTGTTATCAATATCAATACCTTCTCCAGCAGTAAAGGAAGCTGCATTTAAAGCATCTAGTTCAGCTTTTGTCGCTAATCTTGTTCCACCTGCCGTAGATGCATCATGTACACGTAAAGTTTTATTAGTGGTATCAAATGTTATTTCACCAGCGGCACCAGTAAAAGAATTGTTTTGTGTAGCGGTACCTCTTCTAAATTGTAATGTTGTAGGCATTTTTTACCTCAAATTTCCTATATTTAGTATATTTATATAATAAATAGAAGCCATATTAAGCACCAACATGACTTTCTCCTGCACCATAATCTAGTACTTTAAATTGACCAAATGGTTCTAAACAATCATATATTGTCTTTAAACTAGATCCAAATTCATCTACATCTTTACTTCCAAGAGCATTAGCTCCATCATCTTCTCTAGCTCTGTTATTAGCATCACCTTCTGTACTTCTTAAATCAAAATTTGTAGAACCAGGTATTGTAGTTGTATTAGATGTAGTTAAACTAGGAGTAGTTCCTTGGGCATCTCTTAGCTGTATTCCTCCAGAAGTACCTACACTTATTTTTGCAGATCCTAGATTCAACGAAGATCCAGAAAGATATAAGTCTCTCCATTTCTTAGTTTCAGTACCTAAATCGTATACTTCATTTTCTGAAGGTATAATGTGTTGGTCTACAGCAGATAGATCTACACTGCCTCCCCCACCAGTTCCAGCATTATCTTCAATTAATTTTAAAACATCTTGTTCACCTAAACCACCTCCACCTAATGAAAGAGCTTTTTGTATATTCTGAACATGCGTTTTATGTTGATCATCATATTTTTTAAGAGCTGGTTCTAATAAAGGTTTAATATCATTTATTTCTAAAGATTTACCAGGATCTCCTTTTTCTCCTTGATCTCCTTTATCCCCTTTAGGTCCAATGTCACCTTTATCTCCTTTTAAGCCTTGAGGTCCACGATCTCCAGTTTTTCCTTTTGGACCGTCGATCCCATCGTTTCCTTTTGGACCTTGTGGACCTGTAAGTCCATCTTTTCCTTGTAATCCTTGAGAGCCCTGTGGACCTGTTTCTCCTCTGTCTCCCTTGAGTCCTTTTTCACCTGTTGGGCCCTGTAAACCTCGTGGACCAATCTCTCCCTGTATACCTTGTTCACCTTGCTCACCTATTAAGCCTTTCTCGCCCTGATTGCCCTTTTCACCTTGATCACCCTTTTTGCCCTCAATGCCTTGCGGGCCAATCTCGCCGGTCTCGCCTTTATCTCCTTTTTCACCAATATCTCCTTGTAATCCCTGTAATCCTTGAAGACCCGTAGGTCCTTGAATTCCTTGTTCTCCAATAGGACCTCTCTCACCTATAGGTCCTTGTTCACCTTGTTCACCGTCAAAACCAGGTATGCCACGCTTTCCTCTTTTTGGAGATTTTTTAAGTAGCTCTATCTCTTCTTTTAATTTTTTTAAAGATAAAGCTATAAGAGCTTCATTAATTACTTTTGACATAATTTAATTTGCCAATGCTTGAGCAACGTTCTCTAAAACCTGCAATTCTTTTTCTTTTACTTTGTTATCTAAAAGTCTTTTCTCCTCATCGATAGGATCAATTTCTTCTATTATATCATCGATTTCTTCATAAGATTCTTCTTGTTGATCAGGTTCTTCTGTTTCTCCGCTATCAGCTTCTCCTTTTATTTGTTTATCCATTTCTTCAACTTCTTCATCTGACATTCTTAAAACATTTTTCATAACCCAATCTTTTGAGAAATAGGTTCCAATCAACTCAGCATTCTTTAATGTTTCTAGAGTTTGGATTCTTTCTCTAAGCATTTCACTATCACGTAATTCAGTAAAATGATTATCTCTAACATAGCTTACTATGATTTTATTTTTCCAAGATTTCCAATCTTCTGGTGTAGTAATTCCTTTAAGTATACATTGTTTTTCTAAAATTTCTAAAAATACTTTACTAAATCTTTTTCTTAAACGATCAATAAATTTTTGAAATTTTAATTCATCTCTACTAATTTCTGTAGCTCTTCCTAATATACCACTTACTTGCTCTTGGTCTAATCTGCTCATAGGTACATTTAAGGATTGATATAATTTCTTCTGAAAGTAAACTATATCATCTATTTGACCAAGGTTATCTCCACCAGGCAATGTACTAATCTCTGTACCTCTACCACCTTCTCTTCTTGGTAGCCAAAAATCTTCTAACATAGACATATGTTTACGATCATCTTTAATTTCACCAGTCTTAGCATCATAAACTAATTTATTACGATATCGAGTCATAATATCTTTCATATATTGTTCAGCTTTACCTCTAGGTAAGTTACCAACATCAATATAAAAAATTCTTCTTTCTGGAGCTCGAGCTAATCTATAAATTACTAAAGAATCTTCCATCATTCTTAGTTGGTTAATAGCTTTGAGAGCTTTATGTAAATAAGAAACTACACGTCTTTTATCTTCACTTAATAATCCAGATGTAACATAGCAAATTGCGTCAGGTGAAATCTTTACTCCAGAACTATAATTAGTTTGAGACTTTTCTTGAAATATAAAATATTCATCTGTTTTTTCTACTAAACTTGCACCGGTTTGTGGATCTTTCTTCTTTTTTACCTGTTTAACTTTTCTAATTTTAGCTGCATCTATAGGTCTAACTTCTTGTATGCCTGCTTTAAGATTGCTTTCATTGACTACTAAATGATAATATATTCTACCATCAACATACCATCTTCTAAATATGTCGTGGCCTAACTCCTCAAAATTTAACATTTGAGTTACGTTATTAAATTCTTCTATTAATTGATTTTTGATTGTTTTACTTACATTAGGTAAATTGTCTAGTACTAAATTAACTGAAGACTTAAGCTCACTTCCACTTATAGCTTCATTAATAATATCTTCAACTGCCATATCAACTTCCGGTTGAAATGCTACACCTCTGTACTTCATAACCAATTGTGTATTATCTTTAGAATCATCTCCTTCAATATTGAGATATTGTCCATAATGTGATCCTGCAGCGGTAACATAACCAGCTCCATCATCATCAACTTTTGGTACTACAGATAATAATTTTTTGTTATTCTCGTCTTTAACTCTTCTAAGTTCAAAGCCAAATAATTTTATTCCGCCATTATCAGCCATATTTAATCCTTATAGTGGGAGAGCATTAAGCTCTCCCTTATTAATATGTATATTAAGATGTAGTATTAGATTCCCAATACTGAACCTGAAACTCACAATCAAATTCTTCGATTGCGTCTGCATTCTCATAACTTACAGAAATAGATCCCACTAGTGTAGGAAATGCGCCTCTAAAGTTATAAGTTTTGGTTGTTGTTCCATCTTTGTCAAGTTGTTCTACTACGAGGTCTGCTTGGTAATCTACAGGATTAGTTAACCCTGTATTAGCTGTATGAGCATTAATACCATTCATCCATCTTTCAAGAGCATTTCTTGTGTCCATAGTAGTGTCATTGATTATTGTGACAGTCCAAGGTGCAAATGTTCTGTCTCCTGCCACCTTTAAATTTCTACCTCTAAATGGAACTAATATTGTCCCAATAGTAGACTCAGGTAGTAAGGCGGACTTACAGAGAAATGATGATAATTCTACATCACCATCTGCATAGCCTGGAAAGTTTATTGTTGCTTTAAATAGATTAGGACGAGCGCCTCCACCTCTAATTTTGGCTTTAAAATCGTCAACTCCTAGAATTGCCATTTTTTACTCTCCCTTCCTAAACTGTGCCGACGATTTCAGTGAAATCGACGCCGGTTCTAACTCCGACAAAATTCAATGTTACAAAGTTAATAGAGCGAGCTGGTTTTACAAATACATTTGCAATAAACTCATTTCTATCAATTACAGCAGCAGTGTTATTTGTTGAATCACAAACTAGTTTAAAGTCTGTAATACCTCGTCTTCCTTTGATTTCTCTTAGGAATGGTTCAACTATATTAACAAATTCTGCTCTTGTAAACTCATCATTGAATTCAAACATTGCGTTTTGAGCGGCTGCAGCGATTGCTCTTTCTATTGAAAGGAATAATCGTCTTACATTAATTCTGTCAAAAGCAGAGTTTTTCAATAAGTGAGTCTTATCTCCATATAACATCGTTCCTTGACCGGGAATATTTGCTATAGGATTAACATAATTTCTATAGAGTGTATCTCTTTGAGATTTTGTTGGTGACCAAACTAAATCTGTAATTCCTAGTAACTGACCTCTACGATTTCCAGCTGGTGAAAACCACGGAGCAGCATTAGCATCTGATAAAGCCATAAGACCGGCTGTAGAAGAGGCTGCAGGAATTTTAATAAATTGGTCGTTAAATTTATCATATACTTTAAGATAGTTGTTATCTACTATTAAGTATGATGAAGCAGTGAAATCATTAGCACCTGCTACAATAGCATCTGTTTGACCAGTTGTTCTGTTTACAACATCATCTCGAGATGGTGATGAAACCACAACACAATCTTTTCTTAAGCTTGTTGCTGTAGCAACTAAATCATTCGTAACAGTTGTTTGATTAGTTCTTGATGTCATACCTGGAGCAATCAAGAAATCAACTTCTACTGTGTCTCTATCTTCGAAAAGATCAAACCCAGTAGCAAACTCAGTTGCAGTTAGTGCACCGCTGTTTGCACCATTAGTTAATTTCAATTCTTTAACTAAAGGTTTAGTTATAGCTTTATAATTTTTACCGCCTGATACACTAGCATTTGTTACACCAGCACCGGCAGCTGTCAATGATGAATCAAAATTTAAAAAGTAAATGTAGTTAGAATTTTCATTAACTACCTTTCTTATAAAATTTGTACTTCCGTCATCTTTAACTGCATCTGGAGCCACGGAAACTGCATCATAAGCTTCTAGCACTGTTCCTTTTACACCTGTAAATAATCCGCCTGAATCAATAACTGCAAGATGGCATTCATCATGCAATGATCCAAACTTAGTAGCATAGGACGATGTTCCTGGTGCTAAATCAAAATTATTTTTATAAGTCCATGCATTGAATGAAGCTGGTGTTGCACTATCACTTGCTCCTAGTAAATGAACTGCTAAACTATTTCCTAGTTCACCTGGAAATCTACCTAGGTAGGCTACTCTACCTCCAGGACCATTTGGACCTTGAGCTAAAATACCAGTTTCAGCACTATCAAATTGTGATTTATTTTTAATTAGTTGAGCTTTTGTTGGCTCAGAGCCACCAGCCGAATCAAAAGTACCGACTGTAGCTGCACCTGCATTATAAGCTGCAGATGTTACTCCACGAACTACTTCTAAGCTATTTGAATATTTTAAAAACATTGAAGCAGAGTGGAAATCTATTGTGTTCGTTGAATCTGGAGAAGAAAAAATACTGACCAATTCGCTTTCATTACTAACTTTTTTTCTTTCTTCTACTGGACCCCAACGAAAGTTACCTACTGTAGCACCTGTTGAAGTTTGCACATTAGGGACTACACCCGAAAGGTCTACTTCTTTTACTACTACTGCAGGTGATTCTGATGGAGTGAATAACGCCATTTTTTTCCCCTTTATCGAAAACTAAATTATAAGTGTTACATAACAAGAATAGTCATTCTTATATACTATTTATAAAAAATGAAAAATCATCAATCTGGATATTCTACTAACCAACCTCGCGTACGGCTGTCTTCTTGCTCTTCTAAACTTTGCATAAATTCTTCACCATTATCAATATGACCAAATGGTGGAAGGTCATCTGTAATTTCTTTCATTTTTTGTTTAAACATCATTTGCTTTATATCAATATTAGTCATATCTGAGAAAAAGTCTGTTGTGGCAAAGAATCCAAACATTACTAGATTCATCATAAGATCATCATGATTTCCATCAGAAGCTTCGTAAGATGTTCCTCTAGATTCAAAAGTAGATATTTCTAATATAGTATGTTCATCATATATATTTAATTTATTAGTTTCTAAAATGTCTTTTATCGCAGAGCATCCAAGTCTTTTAACTTTCCTTGTCATTTCAACTCCGATAGCATTAGCCTTTATAGCAGATTCCACATGAACATGCTCGTATTCCAAATCATAATACAATCCATTACAAACTACTTGTCCTACATCATTTGACTCTATTATTACATATGCTTCATTGTACAATTTCGCATATTTATAGATAATAGTAGGGAAGAGAATAGGAGAGATAGTGTTGTTGCGATACACAGCCACCTGTTCAAAAGGCCTAGTGCTAATATCGACCAAAGTAAAAGTTGAATAGTCCTGTCCTCTTCCTTTTGCGACATCCACTGTCATGACATAATTATGTTTATCCACAGGTTTTTTGTATATATTTAAAGCAGTGCTTTCCATTCTTTGTATAGGCTGTTCTGCTTTTAATGCTAATAGAGTTTCAGTATTAATTAAAGTATCTCCAGTACCAAAAAATGTATTTCCAAATTCTTGATCAAATTGTAATTGTGAAGTATTTAAAATAGTTTCTTCTTTCCATCTTTCATTTCTTCCAGGTACATCCCACCAATCAACTCTAAAAGGTTTAAAAACATTTACATTTTGCACTGCGCCTTCCCATAATTTATGATATGTATTTCCTATTCCATTTGCAGTTGATGTTATTATAACTTTGGTATTAGAGCCGGCAGTTACAACAGGATAAGTAGATGTATAAAATTCTGATGCTCTTTCTACAAACGCAAATTCATCTAAATATAATAAATTGACTGAAAGACCACGAATAGAAGATCCAGAAGTTGCTGCCGCTATAATACGAGAATTATTACTAAATTCAAGAGAACCTTTATTTAAAGCTTTAGTTCCTGGTTGTAAATAAAAAGGTATATTTTCTAGCATAAGTGTTATCCTAGATAGCATTTCTCTAGCAGTCGCTCCTTTATTTGCCAATATAGCTATAGTTTTTTCTGGATTGAATAATGCATACCATAAAAGATATGCACATACTGATATTGATTTTCCGGATTGTCGACAAGCTAAAACAATATTAAATCTATTATCACTAAATTGTTTAAACATTTTTCTTTGATACTTGTAAAGTTCAAAGTTTATTAATCCGGTATCTAAAGAAATTATTTTAATAAAGTTTTGAGTAAAAAACACTGGATCTTTCATGCATCGATGATAAGTTTTAACATCTTCAGCTTTCCAGTTTTGAACTACTCCGTCTCTTTTTACATTGGTGTTAGTTAGATACGTTTCTTTTTGGTGTAACATTCACAAAATCCTTGTTGCCTAAAAGTCTTTGCAAGTCAGAAGTAGATCCTAAAAACACATTATTATTAGTAGTGTTACCTAATTGTTTTTTATCATCTTCATTACTTATTTCTTTTTCTTTTTTATTTAAATCCATTAATTTATCATTAATGTCTGCCATGTTTTTCATCATGCCAGAAAGAACTTCAAAGGCTCTAGGATGTTCTGATTCTCTAGCAACTTCTATCATTAATTCCAAACTATGTTTACCTTTTTCTAAAAGATCATAGTAAGTTTCTCGAGAATATTCATAATCATCTTTAATATTTTTTTTACTCATTGTTAACTCGCAGCGCTATCAAAATTAATCACTATAGATTCATTAAAACCAAAATCACTATCGGGACTAACATCTGTTGGTTTAGGTGTTATTGTTATAGTTTCAATAGAAAGATCAGAATCTAAAGAACCTGCTCCCTGATTGAACACGTTAGAAATTGCTTTTCTAATTATATCTGATCTTTGTGTTGGACCATAAAAATTTACTTTCATAGTGAAAGACATAGTATAAATTATTGTCCTTCTTTGCTCTAATGTACCTTCATAGTCATCAGATAAATTTAAACCTTCTAATATAATTTGAATATCCTCTTTTATATCTGGGAAATCAGTCGGAAATGGTTTCATAGTTAAACTATATTGAGGATTAAAGAATGGTAAAATTTGCTCTACTACTTGTAAACCGTCATCTTGATTCTTTGCATATATGCTTAATTCAAATCCTATGTCATAAGGAACTGGAACAAAAAACTTTTGTCTAGAATTAACATCTCCTATAGAAGTAGCTCTATTAAAATTAGCTATCTTTTGAAGTTGTCTATTAGCATCATATGAAAAGCTTGTTATTTCAAACGACATTCTAGGTAACTTAATAGCCACTTTACTTCCAGTTGTCAAATCTGGTTGTTCATTTATTCTCTCAATAAATTTATTTTTAGGACCGTAAGATAAAGGAACTTTAATTTGACTAGTTGAAGCTCCAGCAGAATTTAATCTAATCACATATAAATTATTAAATAGTGAGCCAAACATAGCTACACATTTTCTTACTTTTTTATGATAAAAATGGTTTCCAAACATATTACATATCCGATGGATCGCCGAAAGGATTTTCTTCGGAGAAGTCTAAAAAGGTTGTGCTTACAGTGTCAAAGTCGCTATTTTGATTTAATGCTTGAGCAAGTTCTTCATTGACTGCTGTTATAGTTCTAGTAAATCTAGTTCCTTCATTTCCTGTAGAATCTAATGAAGTAATGTCACCAGCAGAAAACAAATGAAACTTGCCATCAGTAGCACTTAAATGAGTAACTTTTAATATATTGGTAGAATCATTATATTCAGTAATTTCAGCAGTTAAATTAACAGTACCTAATGCACTATCTGAAAATTGTTGTCTTATAACATTTCCAATATGAAATCCAGTTGCACTTGAATCTTGTAATGTAAGAGCTACTTCATATCCGGTTTTCTCTACATTATCAATAGTAACTATATTGGTATCAAGATCTTCACCACTATATTCAAATAATTCACAGAACAATCTATATACTGGAACGTTCTTTAATTGATAAAAAGGTGATTCATGTTCAACTCTTTGAATTTGAAATAATTTTTTTGCAAAAGGTAAGTATATAAGATCGCCTTCTAAAGGTCTAACCGATGTTACTTCACTATCATAATGTTTTACTTGAGATGACCATCTTTTTCTTGCAACAACAAAGGTTGCTT